TCCAGCTCCCAATAGTTTTCTGCTAAGTATTGAACGAATTCTTCTTCAGTTGTTCCTTTATAATTAGGGAATTTTTCAGTGTCTAATGTTACGATAGGAGTTGCTTCGGCAATATATCGATACTCGGTTCTTCTTACCTGTACTTTCATTTATTTTCCGTTTTCGTAATTATCTAAACCTTGAATGTATGCTACTGCATCTAAGAGATTATCTCTTTTATGATTGTAACTTTCTCTTGAAAACTTAAGAGCAACTAATGCTTTAAACATATCAGCGCCACTTACATCATGGCCTGTCATACCTTTAAATATTAGGGCAGCTCTGTCCATGCCTTCTGAAAAAGGACCGTAATTACGATCCGCTTCTTCACTCCTGTTGTTTACAATTTCGTTTGCTTCTTCTAAGATACTTTTCATAAGAATGTGTTTAACTATTATACTCTATATATGCGTTTTGTTTACGGCTAATTTTTCTAATTTTGATTCTACTAGAATTATTAGATCTTCAATTCCTTCGTTATATGCGAATTGTGTTTCGTGTTCTAAATCTGCATACTTAATTTCATCTGCTGCATTAGTCAATAAATTAACTAATATTTTTACGTCTTCTTTTGTCATCTTTTTATTTTGATATAAAATTATTTAAACTTTCTGTAATGTCTTCTGCTAAATGCGATGTTTTATGTAAATTAGACATTGTAAATTTACCTCTTTTATTTAAATGCTTTTTAACTACATTATTAGGAAATATATAAGCATACTCTGCATTTAAAAGAGAACCGTATTCCCATTTTACAAAAACAATATGTTTAGCATCTTTACTTTCTAAATTCCCATAATGATATGCAGAGGAAGTAGTATTGGTGTGCTTAACCTCATAAGTATCTTTAAATTTATCACACGTGACATCAAATCCTTTTTGATTTCCACCAATACACAAATACTGAGAACCCTTTGAATATGTCAACCATCTTGAAATAACATGCTCAGTGGTTGCTCCCATTATATTAGAGTTATTCTGTTCAAAGATCTGTTTTGCTTTTTCTTCTAATTCTAATTTCAATTTTACTACTTCTAAAATATCTTTCATTTATTGCTTTGTTTATTAATTACTATACTAATATAACAAAAAAACCCGAGATAAAAAAATCTCGGGCTGCTTTTTTTCAAAAAAGTGCAATGTTTTACAAATCTTCTGGAAAATACTTGTCAAGTGCTTCTAATTTATCATCAGCATCGACTAACATTGATAAAGCTTCTTCTGCATTTTTATAGAAATCACCAGTTGAGTGATCTCCAATACCAGATCCTTTATTTCCTAAAAGATCTAAAGATAAAAGTGCTTTTGATTTTTCAGCTAAGGCACTAGCTCTTAGCATTTCGATTAATTTCTTATTCATAATTGAGTTTCTAGTAGTTTAAATGTTTCTTCTTTTAAAAATTCTTCAAAGGATAAAGGGATCATTTCTCCTAAAATAGCATTTACCTTTGAGCTATTAAGTGCGTATCTTCTATCATGTCCGAGACGGTCTGCTACAAATTCAAATTCAGGAGTTTTGCCCATGATGTTTCCTATCATTTCAATAACTTCTAAATTAGTGTATCTTTCCTCTGAACCAATATTAAATACTTCGTTAATTCGGTCTGACATCATTAAGTTATAAATAACTAAAGTGTTGTCTGTTACGTCCATCCATTCTCTAACTTGCTTTCCATCTCCATAAACAGGAATTTTCTTTCCTTCTTTAATAGAGCGCATGATAGTTGGGATAAATTTTTCTTTATGTTGATGAGCACCATAATTGTTACATGTTCTGGTAATAATATATGGAAGATCAAATGTTCTGTTAGCTGAAAGGACTAGCATGTCTGATGATGCTTTAGTCGCCGAATAATAAGAAGAAGCTACTAGCGGAAATTCTTCATCCGCTACTACGTCCTTACTAATGTCGTCCATGTCGCCGTAAACTTCATCTGTAGAAATATGAATAAATTTTCTAAGATTAGGGTTTTGTCTAGCACACTCTAAAAGATTGAACGTTCCTTCAACGTTTGTTCTAACGAAAGGTCTACCGTCTTTTATAGAATTATCCACATGACTCTCAGCTGCGAAGTGAACAAGGAAATCATATTCTCCTAGATCTTCTACTGTTACTTCGCAAATATCTTTCTGAATTAATGTTACTTTAGTTTTAATGTTATTTGGATTTGCAGCATAAGTCATTTTATCAACTACTACAATTTCTGCTGTTGGGTTTTTTCTACCAATCGTGTTTACAAATTCAGATCCTATAAATCCAAATCCACCAGTTACTATTATTCTCATTTGTTATTAATTATTTTAGCCGCTTCATCAGCTGTTAATGACTTTACGTTTTCTTCTACAATAGAAGGATTCTGTAAGATGGTTTGCTTAGTTATTAAATCTTTAATTCTTGTCGTAGACCAATTATGTGATCTAGTTGTATAAATAACCTCAATTGGCATGTGATCTCCTGTGAATCTTTTACCAATGTAATCATCTCCTAAAATTCTAACATCTGGTTTATAAAATTCCATTAAGTTAATAAGATCTTCTTCTGTTTGATATGTAACTACTTCGTCTACATATTTAATAGCCATTAAAGTTTTATATCTTTCGTATAATGGAATTACTGGCTTGTATTTAGTAAATCTAGTTTCCGAAGGATCTCTTTGCAGAAATACCATAAAGTAATCGCAGTGTTCTTTTGCTGTTTCGAATGTGTAAATATATCCAGGGTGAAGAAGATCGAAGTTCCCTGCTGTAAATCCTATTTTACCTTTATTTTGATCCATTTATTTTATTTTCTTGTAACTTAATTCTGAGCCACAGCTGGTGAATAATTATTTCAATAGATTTTTCATCATCTTCTTCAAGTGCAGTGATGATAGTAAAGTTATCAACTAATTTTCTAGCTCCATCTAGATGGGAAAGACTAGAACATGAATCAATCACAGTTTCGATTTTCTCTATCGCTTGAATTGACCATGTGTTAAAGTTTTCGGGTCTGAAGATAATGTTATCCATATTGTATTATACTTAAAAAAACTAAATTGTTTATATTTTATATTTAGATCTATACCACTTGATAAGAATACTTGCAGTGCTGTAGTTGGTAGCCAAGGGGATGTCATGGACATCGCAAAGTCTCATTAGCATTGATATATCTACATCATGTGGATGTTTATCTAGGGGGTCTCTCATGAATATTACGCCTGTGATTTCTCCTCTAACTACCATTGCCGCTATTTCAGCATCTCCACCTAGAGGACCACTTTGAACAGTAGAAACTCTATCAATTCCAGCATGCTCTACCTTTTTCCCCGTAGTTCCTGTGGTAACTATGTCTACTGCATCACTGTTAAAGAAATCTAATCTCTTAGATACAAATGCTACCATGTCTGCTTTTTTGTTATCGTGCGCAATTAATGCGAATCTCATCTTGTCCATACTCTATTAATAAAAAATGCTCTGTAGTTATACAGAGCATTCTTAAATTGTTTAAATATTTTAAAGATTACCAGCTAGCAGCCCATACAAATTCAAAGTTATGTTTCTTACAAAACTTTTCAATCATATCTGAAACCTTAGCTTGAGCAGCTTCGTATTTAGCATAATCTTTTCCATCTATAATATTATAAGCGCTTTCTCCATATTCATCAGGATGTCTTAATTCTCTTGGCTCGTCAGTCTTATAATAAACTTTCTTTTCAGCCGTTCTAATATAAGGCATTCTTAATTCTATTCTTCTATGTGCTTTTCTTCCGCTTGCCTTTGCGATGTCATATTGCTTTTCGATTCTTGGCTTTAATCTAGTCCATTCGGCTAATATTTTATCATTAGCTTTAAAACCTGCTAGGATAGTTTTCATGTCAAATTCTACTCCGTTTACTCTTTTGTAATCTTTGAAAACTCCAACTACATCATCCATAAATTTATCAAAGCTAGAAATAGATTGATATGATCCATGAACAATTCCCATACCCCATTCGTCTTCTACTTCATTAGTAGATACTTTTTTAGTTCCATTAAATAATTTTGCAAATGAATAATTAGGTCTACGGGTTGAGTTGTTAGACGAAAACTTAAATACTTCATGTTTCCATGATTTTCCTCGAAGCTCAATGGTTAAACACAAATTACCTCCATAATTCCATTCTGATCTATAAACTCTACATCTAAATTGAATTTTTGGAAATTCCTTTTTTAAACGCTCTGCCATTTGTAAACCATTACCGAAGTTAGATCCTCTTTTGTATGCTTCTTTACATTCTTTAGATTTTCTAGAAATAGCTAAAACTTTACTTATTGTATAGTATGTTTCTGAATCAAATATTTCATCGTCTGTTTCTTTATCTAAAACAGCGTCTTCATTAATAGATTTTAAATGAGTCAGTTTAGTGGATGTTGATTCTGCAAATGCTTCAATATCCCATTGGATTCTTTGCATTGGATCATCACCTCTAAAGTTTTTCTCAACCCAATCAATAAGA